CTTTCTTATTCATCTTCTTAAATGTTTCCGCTAAAACTGCCTGTTTTCGAGTGGTAGGGTTTGGCGAGTTTTCTGCTTTGGCAAGAAAACTTTCTTTAATCCCTCCACCTTTTTTTATTCCACCAGCTTTTTTGGCCTTAGTTGTCAGGGTTCCTTTCTGAATTTTGGCACCCTGTATCCATTTGTTTCCATTAGCCACTTTGTTTACCTTCCTTCATCAAGTCTTTAACAGAATAAACAGAAGTGAATATTTTCGCCAAACTAACTACCATTGTCTCTACGGCTTGCAATTTCTGTCTCTTCACAATTGTGGGAACATCTATTTCATCCATTAAATCATCTGTCATATCGCTAATATCCCCAACAACAATATGATAAAGTTCATGGACAATTGACTCTTCCCAATGTTCATCTAATCCGCTATGGTCTTGATTAACATGGATTACTGCTTCTTTTCTTAACCTGTGGCGTTAACACATCATTGCGGTATCTAGGTTGTCAGAATTGAAGATATGTTTCATCTCGTATTGGTTTATATAGTCAAGCGAGATATCCCAATCACGAATACGCATGATCCTAGCGAGTTCCTTTACAATTCCTTCAAACTTTTCTTTTGGAGGTAACATTTACTGTCCTCCTTTTAATTTATAAGCTAATCGCATCGCCACATGATAACTTTCATCAAACTCTTGACTCAATATTGGCATATTCCTAACCCATATCTTCTTGCTCTTATCAATAACACCCGTAATAACTTCAGCAAAGTCGTCTATTGCTTCATCTGCGGTTTTGCAGTTCTTACTCATAAACACTCTAACATCATAAAGACCGCCAACTTTTCTTTCCTTTGTTATTGGATATGAGTTTAGGAATTGGAACTCTTTTTCTATTCGCTCGTTGGGAATGTCCCACGTCTTTGTTTCCGTCCCTAATCCACAAGTCATATTATGTCTGTTGTCCTCCTTGTTGCTTGACCATCATTTCTTGCAAAATACGAATCTTCAAATCATCCGGCAAACTCTTGAATTTAGCCTGTTCTTCTGGTGTCATGTGCTTGAACGCTTCCTGTATGAGTTGTTGCACATTTGGCATAGGTTGCTGTGTAGCACTCCGTAAGAGTTGTTGTGGGTTACTCTGCGGGTTTATGCTACCCTGCCCTTGTTGAGGCTGTGATGGTGCTTGCTGTGGACCTGATTGTATAGGATGGTCGTTAGGTACAGGCGGTTGTCCTAATGACTGAGCTAACGCTTGCTGTTGAGCCATTTGAGGTAGTTGACCATTCCCCATATCTTGCTGTGGTTGAAGTTGCTCTGAGTTCATGCCAAGTCCTAATGTGTCGAGCATTTTCATTTGAGCGAATTGTGGAAGGTCTTTAAATGCTACTGTTTCAGTCAGTTTATCCTCTGTTGTCTGTTCTTGAGGTGGAGCGTTTACGCCGATTTTCTCAAGCATTTGCTGTTGTGCTTCTGGACCAAGGTCTTTGTAGTTGATAGTTTGCTTAGGAGGCGTAAGGGATAGACGCATCTCCATTTGCATTTGCCATTGTTGATTGATGGTATCGAGTACAATCTTGGCATTAGGGTATTTCTGATTGACCATCTGAGTCCAATAGGTGATAGAAGCAGGTCCAGGGTTGTATGCGCCATACTTGAGCATTTCTGTAGCTGAATTGAATAGCCACATCTTGTCTCTTGGCAATCCTTGTCCTGCATCTGCATGAAAGATGAAGTCGGTATTGTAGTAGAGTTCTCCCGCCTTGTCCCTGACTAAGAAGGCATATTTGTTGAAGTCACCGTAACTGTCTTGTCCATTCTGATCTTTTGTGACAAAAGGACGCAATTCATCATAGAAGGCTAGTTTAAACTCGAACATGATTTCATAGAGTTCTTTGTAGGCGGCATACTTGTTCGATTCCTTTGAGCGAAGCCTGCCAGTTGATTGCTGTACTTGGATTTGTTTTGCTATGCCGCTTGTGGCTGATGGATCGCCTTTGCCTTGGAAACTGTTTGTTACTCCTAATGTAGCCTGTGCCGCCATGTATTGTTGATTAGCGAACGCCATGTCACTTGAGATATCAGCCTGTAAGCTCTTTACTCCAAGTGCTTGAAGTTGAGGAAATGTACCTCTAACAATCGGATAAAGCTCATTCGATAAGTTAAATCTGTGATCGTCTAGAGCAGTAACTATGGCAGTACCGCGCAGAATCTTTTCCTCGATAATTGAAACTACTTTTTTATGGGCATCTTGTTGGTCACGGATAACATCTACATCTGATTGGCCGCCAAAGGAGAAGTTGAGAGGGATGTTTTCTCTGATGATAAGTGGGTAGCGAGTTGGCGTGAAGTATGGGACTTTTGTACCTACAGATAGAACTTCGCCACTTGCGAGGGTTACTTCACTACCGAGAGTTTCCTCTGATGAAATCTTGCCATCAACTCTGCGAGCGTAAAAATTAGGAAGATCCTCCAATATTTCATTTTCACACCAGACAAACTTGCTTACATCTCCATCGTCATTCTTGTACCAACAGACAATCTCTGTCACTTTGTCGGGATTATGTGGTTGAGAAATATTGCTGTTGAGATAGTCAATGCCTGGAAATTGCTCACCCTCATTTTCTAAGTCAACATCATAACGCTTTTTTATGAATATCTTTGTGACAGATGAGAGAATAAAGAAGTAGTCCATATGGTCCAACTCATAAACTCCGGGTTGTGGAATAATGCGTTTAGGATGAATCGATTCTAGGCTTAGTTCGCCCCTATATAGATGATGTTTGAAGTCAGGATTCCAGCCTACTAGCATTGCTGAGTAGCCCTGTACCGGGGTTACACGCTCATTGACATCATTGATTGCTGTTATGCCAAGTTCTGTGATGTCAGAGGTAAGTGAATTTTCTATCATATCTGCTTGGAATTCATAGCCTGGGAGTTTGGTTTTTACTGAGGGGAGAGGAATTGTGGAGTCAACATTTGTTTCGATGAATTCGAGGACGAGGTTGACTACGTTGTTGGCTTTCTTTCTCTTGCCATTCTGCATGTTTGTGTTATTGACATTGGCATCCACAGAAGAAGTGCCTAGATAGATGGCTTCCCTTTCATCTCTCAAAACTGTATTTGCGCCAACTTGCGCTAAGGCCAATTTGTCTTGCCATTTCTTGAGGTCTTTGTTTTGCGCTTCTTGTTCTTTTGATGTTTGTACAACAGACTTCACTTTATCCACGATTTTACCTCCAATCTCCTTGAGTTTATCTAGCATTGTCTGACCACCTCCTTAAAGAATGGCAATAAAAAATAGCCCTGCGTCTCAGTTAAGAGAAACAGGGCTTCAAAAGAGCCTCTAAGTATTTAGTTCATTATTTGCTCGTAGATTAACTTCATATTTGACATATCCGGTAAGTGTTCGTGAACTATGACATCAACTACTTCATTGTTTATTGTAATTACTTCCCACCATTTTCCATCGTCATTTTGTTTTAGGTAATGTAATTTCTTCATCCTTGACCCTCCTTGGAGTTCTTATTAAATTTTGTGAGCAATTCTTAGCCTTATGCGATATTTACCGTCAATCTCTCTAAGCTCGGGGAAAACTCTCAGCCATATCTTCTCACTATTATTGATAATACCTGTAAGAAAATCTTGAGTAACTCTAACTACTTCTTCTATTGTATCAGAATCCCTGCTTGTAAAAGTTTCCGCAACGTATGTACCATCTTCGTCTGATACATCGTGCGATTCTATTTTGGGATATTTGTTAAGGAAATTAAAGGCTTGTTTCATTAGTTCGTCATTCTTTAATTTGTCCTCCGACATCTTACAATAAGTTAATCCGTCTAAACCTATTATTATCTTTTCAGACTGACAGGAACCGTTGGAATTGTGCCGACATTGTTTGTTATCGCACTCTAACGTTTTGAACAAACTCTTTGCTAGACTTATTTCCGCCCTCAATTTACGGTTATCGTCGCTTGTTTTCCTGTACTCATCCATGTAGTATTGCTTTTCTTTTCTCAGTATATCTTCTGATCTGTCTGAGGATTCCATTAGGTACTCAATTTTTTCTATTAATTCAATAACCAACTCTGCGTTTTGTTTTAGTTCCTGAATTCGTTCATTATCTAACATTATCGACACTCTCCTTTTATTTGGCGGTGTTCAACGTTTTACATCTTGGGCATTTAATCTCAATGCGTTTTATATGGTTACTATTGTGGTGAAGTTCAACTTGCTCTATAGCCTCTCTTCCCACCATAACCGCTATCGCATCAGAGTTAAAAATATTAGCCAGTAGTTTGCCACATTTTGTGCATCGAAACTCTTTCATAGGTTCTCTCCTTTTATCTAGCTACAGTTTGTGGCAGTCTCCCAATTTTAGATAGAATGTACTGCCTTTCCTCTTCGCTCCGGCAATGTTCAATATCTTCAAGAATATCCTCCGACAAATCATTATAATTATAGGTTACTTCAAGCTCTGTTCTATTTGAGTGATAAGCAATTAGGCCATACCCAAGGCTGTCAAAGGCGTGGTCTACGGCGCACTCTTGGACCTTCTCCGGGTCCCTCTCATCAATAAGCAACTGTGGCAATGTTTCAATTATCTTCTTGCAATTATTAAATATCTTGAGCTTGCTTGTTATCTTTTCGGCGTTCTCATCGTAATAAGGCTTTAGATATTCATGGTACGTTGCCTTCCTAAACATCCTATCTGTAACAGCTCTTAGGCTATCTGTGACTCCACCTTCAATGTAGAAGTCGATAATGGATTTACCTTGTGGAGTGTTAGCACTCTTAGTAAGTGGATGCACAGACCACGCATCATGCCCTACTACAGTGAACCCAAAGTGCTCTGACCCGCTCTTTAGTACAACTTGTCTAGCTTGGTCTGAATAACTTACCTTAGGGTCCCTTGTTTCCCTTGTGTACTCCCTATAACAATAAACAGTCCCGAACTCATCGACTGCTAACCAATACCAAACGAAAGGGTCTGTGTATCCATTATCACATGAGCGCCATTTTCTCCAATGGTCTGGTATCTTAAATGGCTCAACTACATGCAAGTCATAACTGAATTCAGGGAATGCCACGCCGTCTGCTGATTCAAAGGCTTCTTCTGGTGTATTGGGATATTCAGCCTTATACGAATCTGTTAAATCTTTTTTGGTCTGTTCATACCATTCAGGAGTCCTTCTTGGGTCTGTATCCCATGGGAGAAACACTCTCGCGAAGGTATTAACCCCTTGAGTAGCCTTGCGCCATATCTCTTCAAACAGCGTCATACGCTTGGCTGTACTCAACCCGATTACCTGCCCACCTGATGGTCGATTGATTGTAGGATATGCGCTGGCCCATATTTCCCTTGCCCATTGTTGAAAAGCCCACTCATCAAGAATAACCAAGTTGGCAGTAAGGGAACGTCCTGAATCTTGGGCAGACGTTAGTGAGTTGAATACACTAGGCTCTTTGCTAGGATGGTAAATAGTGACACTTAATGTTGTCGCTTCCCATGTAGGACCGTTCCATTTACTACCCGTTTTCTTTTCTCGAATCATAGTATCAGGGAGATATTTTAAAATGAATCCGACACGCCTTGTTAATTCCTTAGCATCTTCTTCACGCTTTGACATAGCGACTACAGCATAGCCAGATTGATGTACCATGCGCCATATGGCATAAGCCAAGGCCAACCATGTTAAACCGAGTTGGCGCGCCTTTAGTACGATGTTTAACTTATTGTTTATGAAACTCAATAAAGCTATTACCTGATTGGGCCATAACAAAAAAGGAACTGCTAATTCGGCGGCGTCCCTATCTTCTATTTTGACAAAGGTTTCTATAAAGTATTGGCAACTTCTTCTACCGCGCTCTGCTCTGATCATAGCCAGAGTAGGTAGTTTGCTAACATCAACTTTGGACTTGGCAGGAACAGGTTTTGCTACAACCTTATCTTTTACAGTCTTCTTCTTAGGGACCTTAACTTTCGCCACAACTACCATCTAGCCCAACCAACATCATCATCCACAGGCTTATTGCTTTCAATGATAGTTTTCTCTTCCTTGCATTTAACTCCATTAAATGTATGGCAGTTACCGCAATTTACAGGATCATCATTGAATCTGTCTGGATGTTGCT